TCTTCCAAACTCTGAGAAAGGCGTTCGGTACTGGTTGAAATATTGATGAAACTCGATTTCATGTCGCCTTCTATCGTGTGAAGATCCAGCTCCGTTGATTACGTAATTAGTTGTAATTATTATTTTCGGAGATCTTTCGAATGGGATATAAATCTCATCTTTATTTTTTCGGTTGACCGCGATTCCCTCCGTAATGAATGAGAAAAGAGATTCAAAATTGAAGTTTTTCCGAACATCGTCAAACGCGAGTACTTGAGTATCAATCGAGATCCTTTGAAAAGCGAACTCTCCTTTGTTTGGATCAAAAGTTTTCCCGTCAATCTTAATCAATTTTTTAAAGAATCCGAGAGCGTTCAGGACCAAAGATTTTCCAGATCCTCCGTTCGGATCGTCCGTGATTGCTTCGTCATTGAATATTATCGCTTTTTGATGCGTCTTGTCCTTGAATGAGTGGAGCAGATATCCAAGCGTTGTCTCCATTGCCTGAATACGTTTCGGATCGTCGGCGGATATTTTATGGACGAATTTTTGAAAGTCGTTGTCAATCTCTTCGCTTTCCATAAATTTTCTCTTGACAATCTGGTCCGCCCAAATATACCCGTCGCAATCCATGAAGGAAAGAAGCTCGACGTTATCCTTTGTAACCTTGACCGCTCCGTTTTGATAGTAAAGATACCCGTCAAACTTGGAGTCCATCATCATTTTTAAATTGATAGGCTCTAACATTGAGAGGTATTTTTCAGCGAATAGAACCATTTGAGCCGCGCAATAATTCCACACGTCCAATTGATCGACGCTCACTAAATAATCAAGAACATGATCTTTTATTTTAGACGTTGACGTTGTTGTCACTATATTCGATTGAATGTAAACGAAAACAGGCTCGTCGGCGCTCTCTGGGTAATATTTAAAAAATCCGCTATTTTCCAAAAACAATTTGAAAAGCATCGCGTCGATTGATACTTTTTTTCCTGCCTTAGTTTCTTTTATTTTCCAAAAAACGATGTCCGACTTTGACTGTTCGATTTCGTCAATCAATTCAATCGCTTCGTCCTCGTCCATATTTGGGAGGAGTTTCGCGATTGAAGACTTGTCCGCTCCTCTTCTTAGCTGGGTTTCGACTTTCTTGTAAGTGTCTCGATCTTCAAAGTATTTCGTTCCTTTTGAATTTGAATTTTTATAAGCGGACCGAATCAAGGTGAAAACCTCCTCGTCCTTCAAAGCTCCTCGAACTATGTCGTGGATAATTGTCGCCTCAGCCGTTGAGCGATCGATCCCGTACTCGTTGAAAGCGTTCGCCAATACAAACAAATTATTATTTCGATTCCCTTCGACAAAACCGAACTCTCTCTCCCACCATTTAAGCAACTTTTCAATAATCTTTTGATCGTTGTTCAAAATTATCGACGGCGTTCTCTCTGTATAACTATATCCTTCCTCCTCGTGTTTTACGGTCCAAATCTTTGAATCCATATCAACGAAGATATTCGGATCGAAACTCTCGTAACAAACACGGCTCACATTCTTACAACTAACATCGAAATATTCGTCACAATCAAAATGTTTTTGAAGTGCTATGAAATAAAGTTTGTGTTCTTCCTTGTCACATTCTGGAACTTTTACGATCACTTTCAACCCGTTACCACTTGGAGAGGTGAAAACACTCATTGTGAATTCGGACGCTTCCAAAGTATCTCGCCAAGTCTTGAAAGTTTCATCGTCTGGAAAGCCGTCGAAATCAAGACAAATGTATCCTGAATGTTTTATCAGTCCTTTATCGCTTCGTTGAGAGAATGTCCCAGAGAACAAAAAACAAGGGAGTTTGGTCTTGAGTTCGTTTCTCGCGTCTTTGTTTTCTTCGAGTCGAATCTTTTCGAGTAAGTCCTTTGATGACCCCGTTTTGATTCTTGAGAAAGCTTTCTCGATGTCTATTTCAAACGCGACTCCTCTCGGATCGAATAAATTTTTATAACAAGTAATCATAATTTTATATTGTACAAAATAGATTTTTAACTAGGACCAATTCAGGTTGTGTGAATTTATTATCGTCTAATTTTATAAGATTTTGGATCGTGCTTTTTTGATTTGTACTGGAGGAATAGGAATAGATTTGATCCTTTGATAACTCCTCTGTAATCCTTCCTTTTGCAATTACTCGATTTCCCGAAGTTAAAACAGGGAACAAAGGCTCAAAAACGATCATAATCTTTTCGGATACGACTCCGATCTCTCCGACAACGACTCCAAGAGTATCGTTCGGGATTAACTTGTCCGAAGATCTGGAGACTCTGACAAAGTCTCCAGGTAACGGATAGGGATTGTCTATATTAGAACGAATCATTTAATTTTTCTTTTACTAGGTTAACAACTTTTAAAAACTTAGACAAAGCGGCCTCATGTTTTTCGATATCCTTTTGAATATCCTCTCTTTTTAATTCAAGGATAAACATTTGATTTTTTTCGACTCTTGGATCAAAAGACACAAAGAACATTTTCTCAAGTGTTGGAATCAATGTGAATGTATGCCAGATTTGCTCCTTGTATTCGTTCGGGAGTTTCCCTTCGAATAAATATCCGATATGTGTCTCCGAGTTTGGACATTTCGTTTCGATTGCTTCGGTAATAATTCCATCTTTATAAATTAAACCATCGGGCGAAACATGACAACCTTTCCAAAGTTTATTTTGAATTAATCCAGTCGTTGAGACTTCTTTCCCTGTTCTCGATTCAAATTCCTTCACCGCGTAGGGCTCAAGGTTCGTTCCTCTCTCCATTGCTTCGGATACGAAATTGTCCTTTACTTGAGTCGATTCAGTCGCCGCGACCAATTCGAACGCGTACTTTTTAAACGTTGAGGAGTGAACTTTCTTTGAGCTACTCGCCCCGACTGATCCCTTTCTCAATTCGTGCCATTTGTCCGACCCTTGAATCACGTCGTTGTATATTGTTAAATTTTCCATATTATTTCGGTAATGTGTTTTTTAAAGACTCTTTTAATTTGATTAATTCTCCGTTGTTCTTCTCGTCCTTATTGAATGAGGACCAAGCGTCTTTGAGTTCTCCAAGATCAAGACATCCGTTCAGCTTCGAGATTCCTTGAGCTGGATCGATTTCCTTCTTTGGAGCTACTTCTCGGATTCTTAGCGCGTCGGTAACTGTTCCAAACGCTTTGATTCCCTTCTCAACATACAAAGTTACTTGTTGCCCTTTCCAGTCCTCAATATAAGGAGATCCGTTCAGAGTTTGGATTGTCTTCGCGTTGGTCCTATTACAAACCATTCCTTTCGACTCCTCCTCGAAATAAACGATCATACAAGTCTCTTCTTTTCCTGATTGACCTTTGACCCCTTCTTGAGATACGTTCGAAATCGTGAGAGTCAGGTCGTTTCCATCTTCCAGAGAATACGCTCCTAAAAAATCGTAGTTGTGGAATTTTTTCCAATGTGTTTTTTCGCTCATTTCTTTGTTGTTTTTTAAAGTGTTTAGCAAATATAAGTTTTTTATTCTAACCTGACAAAATTGTATGGTAATTATTTTACTAAAATGGTAATATTTCTTTTTTCGGCCTTGCTAAATGTTTTTTTAATTTATCGTTTAATAATCCGTTATAAACCATCCGAAAAAAGATCGTGATCGACTCCCTTCGCGTCTCTGATTATTATCGTTGCGTCGCATTTCTCACAAAATTTGATTGTCTCGCTCAGTTTGATTGACTTCATTTTGAGCGATCGCATAAATGAGTCCGGTTCATTTCGGAGCGTCTTAGCTACTGAATAAACGCTTTGATTACTTGGGAGAGATATCTTTCCAAACTCTCTTTTCCATTGCTTTTCCATAATTTCCTAACCGTTATTTGATAAAAATTCTAAAGTTCTTCTATATTTTTTCTGAATAAAAGTAAGGTCCGACTTATAAACGTGGAACTCGTCGAACCGACCGTTTTGAAATAGTTTTTTGCATTTCGATTGAAGCGCGTCGATTTCTTCGGCTAATTTAAGAGCCACTCTTAATCCCGCGATTCTCAAAGCGTCTTGTCGACTTCCTTTAAATAAAAAAGCCTCTTCCAGCTTGTCCGCTTTTTGCTCGATTGTTTTTTGAATTTGGTCCATTTTTTTAGTTGTTGTAAAAGTGATTAATTAAAAATTGATTATAAGTTTCCTTTTCATTTCGATTCATAGCGTTCAGGATGTCTCCGTCAACGTTACAATAATATATTGACGTGATTGTCAAGTCAACCGTTCTCTCTCCTTGTGGTGGCGTGTCATAATCAAATCCGTCGATGTCAGTATCTTCGATCGAAACCTCATACTCAACGCGAACCGACTTGTTTCCATCCGTTAAATATATCGTGTCGCCTGTATCCTCTGTTATTTCCATTGCACGAATATACATCAAATAAATTGATTACATACATATTTGTACGTTATTTAAAACCGTTCTAAATAAAAAAAGACCTGGATCTCTCCAAGTCTTCAAAACGACACCCAAAAACAGGCGCGACTATT